ACAACAATAACAACATCCACAACACCAACAACATCAACAACAACAACAGTGACAACAAGAACAACAACAACAAACAACAACAGCACAACATCAATGTTAGGCCGTACCTTATGTCCTCTCCCTCGATATAAAAGTCCATTTCAGACTTGGTTATGTGAGGTGGTAGCAGTTTTATCCCAAATAAGTCTAGCTCCATTTGTATCTTGTTTATTTCTGATAGAGGGTCTGGCTCGTGTTTGGTCATCTTCAAAAGAGATAAGAAAAACTCTTTCGGATATTTAAACTTTAAATAAGTTGTAATAGCAGCTAGGGCGGCATAACAAATAGAATGAGCCTTGTTGAAAGAGTAGTTGGCAGAGTCTTGCAGCACCTTCCATAGGACGTCTCCTACGTCTACGTTGCCTTTCCCTCCTGTCCATTCGTCGCTGAGTCTATTTTCGGCGACCTTCTCGCGAATCTTCTTTTTCCACTGCCTGACCTCTTTGGTCTTCTTTTTACCTACAATTCTCCTGAGGATCTCGGCTTCGTCTAACGTAAAGCCAACCTTATGCGCCATCTGCATCATTTGTTCTTGATACAGGGCAACCCCACCGGTACTTTTAAGGATATCGTCAAATAAAGGATGTATGGGCTCGTAGATATCGTGGTTAGCGTAACTGGCGTATTGGTCCACGAAAGCTAATGCTCCCGGTCTTCCTAGGGCCAGCACTGCGCTTAACTCTTCTAGATTTTTGGGCTTAACTTTTTGACAAACCCTGTAGTTTGTATCGGCTTCAATTTGAAACAACCCGTGGGGGGCTTCTAGGTCCTGCAGCTTTCTGTATATAGCAGGGTCATCAAGGTCAATATCCTCAACTTTAATGCCTATTCGCTTACACACGTCACTCACAACAGAAACGCTCCTAAGTCCAAGGATATCAAGCTTAACGTTAAAAAGTGAAACCCAATTCATATCGAAAGAAGATACGATAGATTTATCGCTAGTTAATTCTACTGGACAGCTATTCTCTAGATTGTCGTACGAAAGTAATATGCCAGATGCGTGAACGCTTTTATTTTTGATTAGCCCTCTCAATTTAAGAGCTATACGATATGCTTCTTTATTTTCTGTCTCGTCGCACCACTCTTTAAATTCTGGCACTTCATCGTAGGATTCTTCAAGATCTTTAACTTGGCCAAAAATTTTAGGTATGAGCCCGGAAACCATATTCATCTCTACTTCACTCTTACTGGCTATGATTTTACCGCATTCTTTTATGAGGAGTTTGCCGCTTAGGGTATTAAGGGTCAAAATTTTAGCGGTCTTTCCTTTGAATTTTTTGTCTATGTATTCAAGAACTTTATGTCTGTTATAGTAGCAAACATCATTATCAATATCAACCATTAGGTTGCCGTCAAGGTATGTGACTCCGTCCACTACTTTTTTCTTAGCTCGAATTTTTGATATGAATCTTTCGAAAAATAAGCCATACTTAATGGGGTCTAGGTTGGTCACTCCTAAAAGATACAAGACAAGGCTGCCTGCCGCTGATCCGCGGCCAAGACCTAATGGAATATCGTTCTCTTTGCAAAAATTTATAACGTCCCAAGTCAATAGCATATAGTCTACGAAACCGAGCTCTTCCATTGTTTCTAATTCGTGTTCTGCTCTGTCTGTGTACTCTTCTGCTTTTGATGGGTCTATTTGCTTCGCCAGCATTCTTCTTTCGTAGCCTTCATAGCAGAGACGGCGTAGTATCTTTACGTTGTCCTCTGACTTGCTGGCGTCTAACCTATCTCTTAGGGAGTCGCTTATTTGAAAAGAGGGTAACCTGACCCCGTGAAGGGGTAGGTCTATTTTTTTAAATTTTTTTGTAAAAGCGTCTAATGTCATAATTCAAGAGAGTACTTAAGTTTGTTCCATACTTTCAAATTAAGCTCTAAGTCGACAAGGGCATTGTGTAAGTTTTCGTAGTCGTGTTTTACGTCAAGCTCTTTGCCCAAAACAGGCAAACTAGTTCTAATCCCTTTTCTCCTTGTGTTATAAATCCTGTACTGGTACTCAGCAAAGTTCGAGCCCGCTTTGTATGGTATCTCCATCTTTATTCCACGGGCAACGCAATTCGTATCTATAATTTTTGGTACTAATGGCCTATAGTCCGCGCCGTGTATTTTATAAAGCTCTTTGATTAAATAAATATCAAAACCAAGTATATTGTGCCCAATAATATAATCAGCCTCATCCAACCATTTTTGTATAGTCGGCAACGTCTGGTTGAGTGTCTTTCCATTCTTCTGAACAAAGTCGTCATCGTATCGTGTTATCCTTGCTGCGTCTTCACTAATCTTAAAATCCGTGTCCCATTTAATGTAATAGTCTCTTTCGTCTGTCTTTTTGGTTCCGTCTGTCTCTATCATTGAGACCTGCCAAGTTACATTGTGGCAAAAGTTTAGACAAAGGTTGTATGTCTCGCAGTCAATGAAAACTAGCTTTTTATCTTTTCTAAATCTAAGTAAGTGCTCGTCCATAATTAATAGTGTCCTCCTTCGTAAGTACCCTTGGATAAATCGTCTAAATTACCGCCCGAATTTAACTTCGAGATTGGTATATTGTAACAGTCCGCCTTAAAGGTGAAATTATTATCCGGATCTACCTCTCCCTTTTTGTGGAAGGTTGCATTTTTATAGAAGTCTGTCTTGCTTATTTTCCCCAAGTACCAAGCTTGTTTTAAATTATTTAATACGCTAACAAAAGCATATTCATCACAGTTCTGCTTGGTGTTGAAATCGGCGACAGAACATTCGTAATAGGGTTTTGGGGGAACTGTTCTTTCTTTGGTTTTAACATCAACCTTCGTGTCGTTGTAAATTAAATCATAGTCGTAAGTGTCTTTAATTTCCGCATTCAATACGTACTTTGCCACCTCTTCTCCTATGTAGGCCACTATGCTCCCTTCTCCGCTCCTTATTGAATTATTTAACAAGGGGAGTTTCTCGGCTCTGCCCTTCGCTCGCGCGATAGCTGGCTCTGTAATGTCAAACTTTCTCATATATATGGTCCACTGTTAAGTTGTCTCTTTCGCGGATTTTTTTTTGCTTTTGGTCTTTTTTTTGTTGCTCTTCCCAGCTCTCAAAACTAAACTCATTTGAGCACAGGTGGTCGAACTTGGGGTTCTCTAGGGTTGACCTGTTGTTTATGCATTTGAAAGTTGCATAAGCTTTAAAGTCCTCCTTGTTCTCATAATATATGGATTTGGTCGGCAGGGTATCAAATTTATTATCCTTACAGTATTTCATCACCTTTTCTCTTACGAGATAGTCAAACGGTAAATCATTGTCCTCTAGGAAAAATACAGGCTTAGTGAAGCTAAAGTCGGGAAAGCAAATCGCAAAAGTTAATGCGTTGTTAAACAGAAACGAATCATAAAAAGGTACGCAAAGCTGTAAGTCTTTTTCACTCCAATATTTGGATAAAGTTTTTAAATCTATTCTGGGTTGGTAGTAAAACCCGTCACAAGCTGCCCAACTGGAAATCTTAATCAATCTTTTGTAGCCTTCTATGTTTTTAACTAGTATTACGTACTTGCATTCTTTCTCTAGGGACTCCTTATTTTTCTCTAGGGCGTTTTCACATACAGTAAGCCTTAGCCCAAACACAAGTTTAACTTTTGCCTCTTCGCAATTTTTATAAGCCTCTAAAAAGCCGTTCATTCCGTCCTCGACTAAGAAAACAGTCTTCATCTTCTTCCTCTTGGCTATCTCCAAGATAGACGAGGGGTAATTGGGTTTTTCTTCCTCTTGGTTCTCCAAGGTTAAGATGGACCTGCCTATGCTATAGTGAGATTTGAATAAAGGAATAGATTGCATTTTATTAATTAAGTTGAATCATTTTGTCAACAAAATAGTTATTTAGTTTTTCTTTTTCCTCTTCGTCCCAAACGCACTTGCTTGGGTCGGGAGCGAGAAGGTTTTCTTTCCATTCTCTCTTAAACACTTTGCCGTGGAGCATCCATGCGTTATCGAAATGGGTGTTTCCTTGCCAGCTTAGCACTGTTGGGGGGCCGGAGGCTGTGCTAAGCTCTTCAAAAAAAATATCTATTTTGTCCGTTGAGTCGAATAAATGCCCATCCTTAACGTTAATTATATGTTCTTTGTTAAAATGTTCTACGCCATTATGTTTCCACAATAAAACATTTATAACAGATTCGTCTCCAAAAAACTCATTCTGATTCTTAAACATATCTTCGTCTGACAAAATAGCCCTAGTTTCCTCCCAAAAAGGCTTAGAGTTTTTATCGTAGTAGAAAAAGCACGATTGCCTATACCATTTTCTCTGGTAGTTTTCTTTCTCGAGTCCGAGTCTTTTGATTAACCACCATTCTAACGTCTTTGATTCGTCCGCATTACCAAGACCATAAAAAGTACCAGCAGAACAACCTTCTTTTGGGAAGGGGTTACCTTTTCCCCCGTACATCATATATTGTCCGTAGTATTCCGGTAGGATGGGGTAGGCTAGGCCTCTTTCT